GTTACTGTAGACGGACAGGAGATGTCAGTCCCCCTAGACCCAGCCAACAGCCACTACGCTGAGATACTGCGGCAGGTTGAGGCTGGCGAGTTAACCATTCAGGATGCAGTGTAGTCCGACAACTAGCTTCCCTGAAGCCCCACCGAAATATACACCAGAAGAGTAAGGTAGGTTCTAATGTCCCGTGACTTAAGTCTAACCACAATAGAGAGTATCTCTGAGAATGTAGTCTACCCTTTCTTTGCTACTGAACTTAGGTTCGATGGTAATATCGTAAGAATGTGGACAGGTCAGGGGACATTAGTTCTTGCAGATGGAACTGAGTGGGTTGGCCTTGGTCAACTCCTCAATATCTCAGCTATCGAAGAAACCTCTGAGATGTCCGTTAAGGGTGCTTCTATTAGCCTTAGCGGTATTCCCTCTAACTTACTCTCTTTAGCCCTCAGTGAGCCTTACCAAGGTCGTATCGCTAAGATATACTTTGGTACATTCCAGCAGGGTAGCATACTCCAAGAGACCTCAGATTATATCCTGTTGCAAGATGGCTCAAGGATTAACCTTGAGAGTACATCTACAGGCTTTAACGAGTTATTCTCAGGTTACATGGATCAGATGAACATCGAAGAAGCTGGCGACACAGCTACGATTGAAATGATGGTTGAGAACAAACTCATTGACTTGGAGAGAGCTAGGGTAGCTAGGTTTACCTCTGGTTATCAGAAGTCAGTTTACCCCGGTGATCTTGGGATGGACTTTATTGAAGACTTACAAGATAAGAAGATTTCTTGGGGTCGGGCAGAAACTAATGGTTAAGTATCAACAAGAGTTTCTAAGCCAAGTGCAATCCGACATAGAACCTTTGATAGAACTCCACTGGGAAGAGATAGCACTAAACCAAGATAAGATTAAGTTAAACCCTGACTGGAGTGCATACTCTGATTTAGAGACACGGGGTAAACTTAAGATATTTACAGCTAGAGAAGATGATAACCTTGTAGGTTACTTTGTCGTTATCTTGGGTACTAACATCCACTATAAAGACCATGTGTTTGCTAGTAACGACATCATCTACATGCACAAGGACTACCGCAAGGGTTTCGCTGGTATCCGCTTAATCAAGTTCGCTGAGAAGTACCTAAAGGAAGACGGTGTGTCTGTACTCCTGATTAATACTAAAACGCATAAGCCTTTCGATAAGGTTCTGGAACGGCTGAAGTTCAAGCCTATTGAACGTGTATTTTCAAAGTTTATAGGAGAGTAACATGGCTGTATCTGCTGTTGTAGCCTTAGCATCGACTGGGGCGGCTGTTGCGGCAGGAACTGTTGCATTTACACTAACTGCGATTGCAACAAGTTTTGCCGTTAACCTCGCCCTTGGTGCAGCACTTAAAGCACTTACCCCTAAGCCTTCTATAGGTGGTATCGGTGGTTCTAACCGTGGCTATCAAACTACAGCTATTGGCACTGCACTAGACCATCAGATTATCTATGGTAAGGTTCGTGTTGGTGGCGCTCGTATATACGATGAAGCTACAGGTAGCACTAATGAATATCTCCACAGGATCATTGCTGTCGCTGGACATGAGATACAATCCTTTGATGAAATATACATTAACGATGAGTTAGCTACGCTGGACGGTAGTGGTAACGTAACCTCCCCAAGTAAGTACAATGGTAAGGTTCGTATTAAGTTGCACCTTGGTGCTTCCGATCAAGCTGCCGATAGTACTCTTGTGAGTGAATCTGCACATTGGACTTCTGAACACAGGCTCCGTGGTATCGCCTATATGTACATACGCCTCCAGTTTGATGCGGATGTATTCCCTAATGGCATCCCTGAGATTACAGCTACCGTTAGTGGTAAGAAGGTCTATGACCCTCGTACATCAACGACAGTGTGGTCAGATAACCCAGCCTTGTGCTTAAGAGATTACCTTACATCTTCTTATGGTATCGCTGAAGATGCTGCTAACATTGATGATACTCTAGTCATTGCTGCTGCTAACGTATGTGACCAGACTAGCACAGATGCTGGTACAACACGTTACACTTGTAATGGTGCTTTCACTACAGCCTCTACACCCTATGACATGATAAACGGTATGCTTACGTCTATGGATGGTAGCTTATGGTATGCTCAGGGTAGCTGGAGAATGAAGCCAGCTTACTGGACTGCACCTGTACTTGATCTTAACGAGGACGATCTTCGTTCTAGTGTTAGCGTATCTACACGTCACTCTCGTAGGAATAACTTTAATACTGTTAAAGGTACATTCCGTGGTGAGGAAAGCAACTGGCAGACTACCGACTACCCACAAGTAACTAATGTAGCATTTGTAGATGCTGACAATGGACAGGAATCTGTAGCTGATGTTGACCTACCATTTACAGATAACTCTATTGAAGCTAGACGTATTGCTAGAATTTCGCTGGAGCGCAATAGACAGCAGCTTACTGTTAGTGCTTCCTTTGGGCTAAAGACACTGCAAGTACAGGTTGGTGATAACATCCGCTTGACTAACTCTCGCTTTGGTTGGACTAACAAAGAGTTTGAAGTTATAGCTTGGAGCTTTGGTCTTACTGACGGTCTTGACCTACAGACACAGATGACCTTACGGGAAACTGCTGAATCTGTGTACGATGAAGTTGATGATGGTGTCGTCTACGAAAGAGATAACACAACTTTACCTAATCCTTTCGATGGACTAGCTATAACTAACCTTTCTGTAGGTGGTGGTGGTAGAACTCAGAGTGATGGCACGTTCTTGAGTTCAGCTATATTATCTTGGGATGCAGTGGATAATGCCTTTGTGTCTCACTATGAAGTAGAGTGGAAACCCTCTGCTGACTCAAGCTACTCAAGCACAACAACTACCGAAAACAGTATTGAGTTATCACCTATTATTGATGCTGTGGAGTATGTCTTTAGGGTTCGTGCTGTAACGGTACTTGGAAATGGTGGAGCTATATCTTCTATAGTTTACACTGTGGCTGGTGACACAACTGCACCCAATGCTCCAACTAACCTTTCTGCCGAAGCTGGCTATAAGTACATTACAGTTAACTTCGATCTTCCCATAGCAGCAGACTTTAACAGAGTTGAGGTTTACGAGGGTACTTCCAGCAACTTTGGCACAGCCGTTAGTATTGGCTTTACCTCTGGTAATACTTTCGTAAGAACTGGCCTTGGTAATAATCAAACAAGATACTACTGGATTAGGTCTCAAGATTACAGTGATAACAACTCAGCTTTTGTTGGGCCAGTTAATGCTACAACTTTCCTTGTGGAAGAAACTGACCTTACCCAAAGTTTGATCGACACAATTAATGCTGCTGGTGTAAGTGCTGTAAATTCTTTACCTGCAACTGGTGACTTCGACGGTCAGATTGTATTCCTACTTACAGATAACACTCTGTATCGTTGGGATGCAACTGGTGGCGTATGGTCTACAGAGCTTTACACTGATATTCAAGACAACTCAGTTACTACCGATAAGCTGGTAGCAAGTGCTGTGGTAGCATCTAAGATTGCTGCTGGGGCTGTAACTGCTGATAAGTTAAATGTTAGTGAACTTTCAGCTATCACCGCTCAGATTGGTACATTCTCTTCTGCTGCTACAGGCGCTAGGCTTTTGCTGGAGGATGATAAGATTATTGTCTATGACGCCAGTAATGTCATAAGGGTTAAAATAGGAAACTTGGCTTAATGTCGTATGGTTTTGAGATATTAACAAATCAGGGTCTTGTTGATGTTGCGAATATAAATGTCGCTAGATTCTTGTCGTCATACACTCGGACTTCATACAGTGGCTCTTTGACAGAGAGTAACTTCTCAACGTCAAATGGATTAGGCCACATATCTTGTGCAACTAACGACGGAAAGATCGTACCAGAATTTACATGGAATAATTCTACTAAAGTACTGTCTTGGCAAACACCCACGGATCAAAGCGGCAGTGGCCTAATACCTCAAAGCCTGTTTAGCACTAACTTCACCTTTAGCTTTTGGATTTTTGACTAAATGGCCTATGGAATAATAGTAGAAAATAACAATGGCAACAAGATCATACAAGACCAACAACCTATTTTTGCGCTAAAGCGTTCTGGGACTCTTCCCCAGTACCAGACCACAAATGTAGGAGGTGCGCCATATACTGCTCAGGGTTATCCACACCTGTATGGTTACTTAGTAACCGGGTCTAATGCGGAGCCTGTTGGGGACGAGGAGTTTTTTATTAAACTTGAGGTCGGTGAGTGGGTATCCTACCACCCTTGGCAGCTATACATTAGCGATGGTCAGACAAATGCTTATACAACACTAGCCCTAAGTCAGCTTACGTCAAATAGAAGTTCAAACTTACCATATTATGTTTTTGATAGGATGAATAATATTTCTGGTGCAGGTTCTGCAAGTGGGTACGGAGCGCAAGTATTTAATGCTAGTGGAAGTTGTATGTGGGACAGTAACGAGATAACTAATAGGGTTTCTCAAGGGATTACCGCTACTGGGGGAACAACTGTTAATGTTACTTCTACTGCAAACGCAGTTTCATTACGATCTTGGTACTTAAGAATTACCAGTGGGGGTGGTGCGCCAGATAGAAATGGATATACCTTGGTTAAAAACTGGTACGCAAAAAGAGTCTCTACGACATCTTGGCAGATTGCTATCGGGGATATTGACTACGGGTTTTATCCATATCAAGGAGCTTGGTATAACTTTGGAATACCAACTACCCTGCTAACTGGAGACGCAAAAGTATTATTAGCATACACATAAGGGGAATAACAGGATGTACGAATATTTCTCCACAATAGAAGAAGCTCAAGCCAGAGCGCATGAGATTTACCCAGACAAGCAGTTTGAGGTTTCCTTTGGTAGCCCTTGGGTATATATTGGGTATATAACAGAGGTGGAAACTGGGTACAGGCTTCAAACAAATCTTTAAACACACAGGCAAGGAAATGTACTAATGCCATACAAACTTGGAACACGCAGTCTACAGAACTTGTCGGGTGTTAATCCTGATATGGTCGCTGTAGTTAAGAGGGCCATTGAGATCACTGAGCGGGACTTCACAATCATCGAAGGTATCCGTCACATCAATCGTCAACGTGAGTTGTTCAAATCGGGTAAGTCACAAACAATGAAATCACGACACTTAACTGGAGATGCCATTGACTTAGTACCCTACCCTGTGTCGTGGGAATGGGAGGACTTCTATCCAGTAACTGATGCGATTATCCAAGCGTGTAAGGACGAAGATGTAGCCTTGCGCTGGGGTGGTAACTGGAAAGTGAAAGACTTGCGTGAATGGGAAGGGACAGCCGAAGAACTTGTGTCTGCATACGATGGTACGTTCCACGATCTACCACACTTTGAAATACCAAGGGCGTAGGTATGCTGGGTGGTATTGGACTAAAGAACACCTATCATAAAGTTATGAGGGCTAACGGCCCTGCTCAGATGCTAACCTATGCCTTCTGGGGTGTATTGATGGCTGGCATGTTTCAAGGCGTATGTGATATGTGCTTCCCAGTGGAGCTACTGATTGCTTGGGGTCTTATCAGCTTGTCTGTTGTACCTGTAACCGTGTGGTGCAGCCCTGTCATACTTAGGGGCGTACTCTTACTGGATGTCGTTGTATCAGCTTACATCATGGTCGTGTTCTTAACCCATGAACCTCATGTAGTGCAACCTATTTACCACGTCATGTCAATCGACGGAATGAGTACTAGGGAAATGGGTGGTCACTCTTCTTCCGACTGGTTTCATGCCTCCGCTTTAATCTGGATGACACTACATGCCATCTATCTTGCAGACTTAACAAACAGACAAATCCTAGAGAAGAAAAGGTTTAGTGGGGATGACACTTGAAGAAATTACGCCTATCCTAATAGCGTTGGTAGGCTCCGCTGGTCTCTGGGGTTTCCTATCCCTTCGGGCAAAACAATCACATGAGAAGTCACTCAAAGACGATGCTAAGTCAGCTGAGTTTAACGACACCCTTCGTGAACAAGTTGAACGTCTGTCCGTCAAGTTGGACAAAGTAATCTCTGATAAGGAGGTGCTGCTGATTGAAATGTCAGATATGAAGGCGTCATTAGCTGAGGCTAACGCTACAATCAAGCACCTAGAACAAATGCTCAGAGAGCGTAGGTAAGGATAACATATGGCTGGACTACTAGGAAAGATCTTCGGATCAGGGGACGTAATTAAATCGGGCATTGATCTGATAGACAGCTTCCACACTTCTACCGAAGAGGAGATTGCAGCTAAGACCAAAGCTAAGGTGGAGATTATGAACGCATATGCTCCCTTTAAACTAGCTCAACGTGTGATAGCCTTCTCGTTCACTCTGACCTATTTGTCGTGCTTTGCTATGGTGCTAGGGTTTACCTTGATGGATAAGTTAGAGGATGCCGAAAAGGTACAGAGGGTTCTTGAGGACTTCCAGATTGGCTGGGCCATGATTGTCATACTTGGCTTCTACTTTGGCGCAGGTGCTGCTGAAGGGTTCATGGAACGCAAAAAGAAATAACATTGCTTTAAATACAAAGAAGCCCTCGTACTCCTTAAGTGGAATACGAGGGCTTTTTGATTCTAGTCTAGGTCTCCCATAACAACAGCTAGACCTTGGTATAACGTCTCTATGTCGATCTTTAGTTTCCCTATAGTGTAAGTTACCCAAAGTAGGACTAGGCTGTTTAACAGCATCAAACCCTCAAATAATGTCATTAGATACCTTCCTCCATGAATGTCTTAACCCACATTGCTGTGATACCTGATCGTACAATATCCTCAACACCAAACTCAATTACTGGCACAGGTAACATATGCTTCTTAGCTAAGTGGATCACCTTTGTTAGCCCATCGGCTTCCTTAAGGTCACTCTGCATAACGTCACCATTGAGAACGATTGTCGTACCCTCTCCCACACGAGTCAGAACCATCTTAAGTTCATGTAGTGTGATGTTCTGTGTCTCATCGACAATTATGAAGGCATTATCGAAGCTACGCCCACGCATGAGTGCAAGAGGTGCCATCTCAATGTTGCCATTCTTGATCCCTGTTTCCACTGTCCCCTTACCAAGGTGCTTCTCCAGAACATCCAAGACAGGCAAAGCCCAAGGCATAGTCTTCTCATTTAGGTCTCCCTTCAAGAACCCAAGCTCCTTACCTACGGCAACATGGGGGCGTGTGATAACGATCTTGTCAATCTGCTTTGTGGTGTACAAGTCAGAGGCATACGTTGCTGTAACATACGTCTTACCAGTACCAGCAGGGCCAAGGATAAACACCTGCTTATTCCCCTGTAGGGCTTCTATCAGAGCCTTCTGCTTTGTAGTCTTAGCGACAAGACCAGAGGTAGACTTTTTGTCGGCCCCCTTGTAGTTGGTCTTCCGTCTTGATCTCGTAGGCTTCTCAGGAAAGTCTTCATTCATAGGTTAATTAGCTCCGCATCCTTGTAGGAAATATGAAAGAACTTCTCGTTATTTGAGATGAAGCGATTACTCACAACTTTTAAGCTCTCTTGAGTCAACAGTGTATCCTTAATTCTCCACGCTTGTTTAAAGTCGGGTCGGAAGATATAAAAGTTAAGTACCCCGTTCTGTATTGAGTGCTTGTCTAACAAACGTTGCTTTCTTTCAGGGATGCGGATTTCATGCCAGTTTGAAGGCCACTCCCCCTTCCACGCCGTTTTAACCTCAACTTCACTAAAGTATATTGTGTCACCCTTTTGAGAAATAACATCCACATTGTAGTTTTCTTCGCTACTAAGGATAGTGTGCCAATCACTTTCTAAATAGGTAATCAGGGCATCCCTAGCTGGGGAATCATAGGTATTGTATAGGCTTTTATCGAAGGCTTTCCTTACTGACGACATTAGCGTTCTTCTTTCTCCAGTTTGGCTTTGAGTTCTGTATAACCACCAATGTAATTTCCACTGGGGTCGAAGATCTGAGGTACTGTGGTTAGTTCAGCTTTCCTAATCAACGACAAGACCCAACGAGAGCTTTGGGACTGTACGTTGTACTCTGTGTAAGGGAAGCTCCTGCCCTTTAGCATAGCCTTGGCAGCATCACAGAAGTTGCATTGGTCACGGGTGATGATGGTGTACATAGGCGTCTCCTAGTAAGCAGTTTAGACACTTGCTCAGGTGCTTTGGTTACACTAGGTCTACGATCTCACAGCTATCTCCAGAACAAGCTAATGTCTGGCTACCTGCTGTGTTGTCCTCACTCTCGTAGTCTGAGAGTTCCTCCCAGTTTAGGCTGTCGGGCATGAGAGCCTTAAGCTCTTCGTACTGTGACTTGTCGCACTCTTGATAAGGAGCCTGTTGGTATGTGTGTTCGTTGTACGGTAAGAACGACACACCAGACATCTCATCAAAGTGCTTGTACACAAATGCACCCACTTCAAACCATTCGTCAGATCGGACGTTGATTGTCACGGAGGGCTTATGCTCACACCAGTGTCGCTGATACATCAACCACGTCTCTAACTGTTCGATTGCAGTCATGTCAGAGGTACATACGGCTCCATCAGGTGCTTTCTGTGGGAAGCTAAATACTACAGTTGTATCTGGCTTCATCACGCAGGGTTCATTAGGTACACCACGATCCTTGAGGAAGTTCGTCAGTGGGTCTTTGATGTCACCACGCACAGTACGAATGTAGTAAGGTGAGTGACGAGCATGGATACCACTAGCAGAGTCAACAAGTTGGGAGACAGTGCCACTAGGCTTGACACAAGTGATAGCAGCAGCAACAGGGATACCAAGAAGTTCAGCCCACTCAGCGTTTGTATTAACAGCGACATTTTTGAGATGCTCCAATGTTTTTGCTAACCCACCATTCTTGAGTGTCATTAGCTGATTGTCCATAATACCTGTGAGGCTCACCCCCAACAGACGTTCTTCTTCTGTGTTGTCCTTCCATTCCTTCGATAGGTACGGAAAGTGAGTATAGGTACTTTGGATCGTACCCAAGATGGTAGCAAGTTTGACCTTGCGTTCTAGGTCTTCGATAGTGTCAGTGGCACGGATAACGCACTCCGTTAGGTTACAAAACTGAGAATCACGCAAAATTATTTCGCTGCACGGATTCGTACCAAAGTCAAGGTCTGATTTACGCCGACCGTTCTTTGCTGCCTGTACCTTAGCTGCTTGACGGTTGAAGATACCACGCTCACCACTGCCGCTTTCCACTAGGGCTTGCCACTCACGCATGAAAGAGATGCTGTCGGGCTTCTCAGTGTACGACACAGAGTTGTTAGCCAAAGCTCGTTGTGGATCGTTCTCCCACCATGCACCTGACTTAGCGTGACGCATACGATCATCTGAGAGGTTACTCAGGGAGATCATAGCTGATCGACGTACACCACCTACGACTACCACTTCACCGATCTTACACATGATGTCGTGACATTCGATAGACGATAGCTTACGACCTGTAGCGTTCTTGAACGTGTGGATCACAAAGTTAAACAAGTCGATCAATGGCGCTGGGCCAGAGGCACGACCACCGAAAGTCTTAAGTCTTGCACCCGCTGGACGAACCTTAGATGTATCCCACTTGGGAACCTCACCGCTGTACAACAAAGCAATAAGCTGACGTAGAGCCTTAGCCCAACCCTCTTTGCTATCTTTAACCACAATGGTTGTGTCGCTGTTAAATAACTGGTCTGGTATTTCTGGTAGCTTGTTGATGTACTGACGCTCAACTGAGAACCCTACACCTGTACCACATAGCAAGATAAACATAGCTTGGTCGAAGCTCTTGATGTTCTTAACTGCCAGATAGCTACAGTTGTACATAGCAGTATTGTCACGGAGGGCTGCTGGTCCTGCTGTCATAAGAGACCGCATGGAAGGCATAACGTCAAGCGATAGGATAGCTTGCTCTAGCTGGTCAATGTATGTGTTATCACCAGCCACAGGACGCACGATGTTATCCATGTAACGAGCTACTGTTTCGCTGTAGGACTCCCGACCTTTGCCATCAAAGTATTTAGCATACCGTGACTTGTGGATAAAGGCTTGGTAGTCTGTTGGTAGTTGGTTGCTCATTCGCCACGTCCTCGCATTGTTTTATCTTCTTCTAACCAGACCATCCGGTCAATGTCTTCTCGACTAATGCCAATGTCCTTTAGTTCCCTGTCGGACAATCGGTTCAATACTTTGATTGCCTGACGATGCTCTGACCACATCACTGCGTACCGCATGAACCTCACGAATATATTGTTTACCCATCTCTTCTTCATCGGTTATCTCCTGATCCCTTAATCACACCACGCTTGGCACGATCATTTAACTTATCCATGTTAGTCTCCATTACCTCTGGCAGGTTACTGTAGAAGTAATTAGCCAAGGCTGTCGTGTAGAACAGAACGTCACCTAACTCTTTGACGATCTCTTTCTGGTTAACCTTAGTGTCGTCACGGAGGTATTTCTTTACCTTCTCGGCTACCTCCCCTGCTTCCCCTACGAGACCCAAAGCATTTTCCACTAGGCGGGTCTCACCTTTTGTCGTGATCTTACCTTCAACCCAGTAGGAATACTCCATCGGTGTCACGTTAACAATGCTGAAAGCATCAATGTCTTCTTGCGTAATCATACTGTTCTCCCATAGAACTCTGTCTGTTTAGCAGGGTCTCTAGCTATATCGAATAGATACCAAGCGCAGTTGTCTTTACCTACGCTCTTACTACCCTCAATCCATTTGACCCTACCTATGCTCACTACCTTAACGCAATACGACATCAAGATAGCTGACTGTTTCGTGTGCATCCAATCGGCATCAAAGAGTAGCC